CGCGTAAACATAGCCGCTTTCAAGGAAAGAACTACCGCGACGACCAACTAGGATGACGTTACGAAGGAAGTAAGGGTCAACAATGACATCAAACTTCTTGCTAAGGGAACCAGCCTTAACAGCACCGATTGAACCGGACTCGTCGTCGTGAGTTACAGAGGCACGGAAGCCACTGGTAAACTCAAGGATGTTTGCCATCTCTGGGCCAAAGACCACAAAGTTAGCACCACCACGCAAAGTCTTACGATGGATTTGAGCAGAAACGTCATTGATAGTTTCGATCAAAGTTTCATACCATTCAGAAACAGTACCAGTGAAGTCAGGAGCAGCAGTGTTTGCACCAATTTCAGCACCAGTCAAACGGTTCAAGAACATACCTGGTGAACGAGACCAATAGTAAGTACCAGCAGTAGCACCGTTTACAAGGTCAGACAAGATTTCACGATCGATCTCAAGAGCAATTTGCTCAGAGAGGATAGAAGTCAATTCTACTTCAGCATCCAAGTTATGATATGCATTCAAGTCTTGACCCAATTCTGGAGTCCACTTTGCTTTCAACTTTTTAGTGGTTGCTGTGATAGCGATAGAGTCTACCTTGATGTCGATCTCTGGAATATTAGGGTTGCCTTCCAAAGAGTAAACATCGGCAACGATCGCACCGAGGTCATTATTTGTAGAAGGACCGAATTGATCTTTTTGAGCCCATGAGTGCGCTTTTACTTCCCAAGTATCAGCACCTACAAGAGCAGAGGAGGTCAAGAAAGTAAGGACAATTTTACCATCATCATTTCTTTTAGTCAAACGACGAACTTGTTGCATTTCTCCATTGCTAGCGTCTGCACCAACAGTAACGACACCAGTGGTAGCACCTGAGATTTGAGTCACAACGATTTGAGAAAGATGTTCAGTGTTCATGTATTGAGGCTCATCGATAACCAATTGCAACAAAGCAGAGCCGCTCAACAAAGCAACATCTGGATCGAACTTGAACAAGCCACCATTACCAGCAGCGATAACATCACCAATGTTTGTGGTAGCATCAAGATCACCAGCAAGTGTAGTAGCAGATGCAGCAGAACCAGTTGGTGAAGAGTAGCCAGAAGAGAAGCCAAATGGCTGTTTATCCATTGTGTAAGAGTCATAAACAACCCCACCAGTTACTTCAGAACCAACAATTCCTTGACCGTAAAGAGACTCTTCTCCATTAGTTCCAAGACGGTTGTTTGGATCGGTATCAGAGAAAGTAAAGTCAAGAAAGAAGATCAAACCTGAAGGAAGAGACATTGGCTGAACAGAAACCAAGTCATTAGCAATCAAGCCAGCGAAAACGCGACGAACGATTGGGAAAGCAACAGCAGCGAAACCTTCAACATCGCCACCAGCCATTGTGTTAGATTCGCGAAGCAATTCGCGAGCTTGGTTCTCCAATAGACGAGCCATTGAAGCTTTGTGATTGTCATCAGTCAAGCCTTCCAAAAGACCAGTCTGAGACCATTTATTTAAAAGGGCTGCACCTTCTTGTTACATATTGCGATGTACCATCCCTTCTGTAAGTTTTTGTACGATAGACATAATATTACTCCTTAAATGTTATTTAATGCCCGCAAGACGTTGCATCATATCCTTTAAAGGATTATCCACATTCTTGCTTTCGTTGATGTTTTGTCTCGAGTTCAACATATTGGACAGGTTGCCCTTTCTATTAACCGACTCACTAAGTGACTTTGGTTGCTTCTTGTCTGAAGTCGAACCCACTGTAGTTCTGAGTGTTTCATAGAGTTTTTTTGCTTCCTTCGGAGACTCCGCATTGGCAATGGCTTCGACAATTTTAGCTTTTTGTCGCTCATTCAAGGAGGCATCGCTTAGTGTGCGGTTTTGGTATAAAAGTTTTGCGTTTGATAAAAGTGTTTCGTCTAAGTGACTTTCTAGTTTCCTTAACACCTTTTCCATTTGTAAATTCTGTTGTGAAAGATTAGTGATAGTCTCGTGCATATCGTTAAG